TGTTATATTGTATCTGGTCACCTGTTGGATATAAATGTTTTAGTAAAGGCATTTCAGACATAAGTCTTAAACAGAATGTACTAAAATCATCTGCTCTATTCTTTGATGCAGATACGACTAATATATTTAAGTCATTATCTAATAATAACCGCCACAGTATATAACTTGCGGTTATCCAACTCTTTCCTACCCCTCTAAAAGCACTAATAATACACCTTGTTGAACCATTAGCTAAATAATCAGCTATATCGTACTGTATTGGTGTTGGTTCAGGTAATCTTAAATGCTTCCAAGTTAGGTATAAAAAATTTCTAAAATCTTTAATTTTATTTTGCATGATTTGTTTTTCTAAAATTTAAAAAAGTGACGACATCACATTTTATTACAACGTCAATGTTGATTAATTTTTTTTTAAGTCGTCTACTATTCAACAAAGTGAAAAAAATTTTTGACTAAAAACATCAAAAAGGTTTTTTTTGTCGCATCAATTATTAACTACCCTAAAATTTCAATCGTCTACTTTTCAATAAAAACTTTTTTTTAGAAATTTTGAAAAACTCAATATGTTATAATGGGTCATTAACTAACTAAAGGAGAAAAAAATGAAGAAACATAAATTTAAAATGTCATCAATCTTTTTAGACCACGAGATGCTACATAAGTGTGATGGTGTTTCTTATGATAACGAAAGTAAAAGAGCAGAAGAATTATTAAATATAATTTCTGCTAAATTACAATCTGTCATTTCTAAAAAGAGAAGACGAGATGTTGTAAGTAGATTAGAGAAAAAATACTATACTGCAAAAACTTTAAAAGAATATGTCTCATCTTTAAATGAAGTATATAAAAAGCCATTTGCTTACATAGAAATAACTCAGGAAGAATATGATGTTTGGTACAAATATTGGTTAGAATATTATGTAGATGACTATTCTATATTTGGAGATATTAGACTTCAATTTAGTGATGTTTTACATAATCCAAATGAGCCAAAGCCTAAATGGCTTCCAAATAAAAAAACAAAGTCATGGGAATATCTTGAAGCCAACAAACTTTTAAAAAGAATGAAGAAAGTTTTTGGAGAACCAGAATTACTTAATGAACATAGAGCAGGTGCAAAAATAGATTTTGTAAAAACTCTAATTGATACTGGTGTTGCTCAAAAAATAATTAAAGGTAATAATACAGAACATTAGTTCTTAACTACTTGTTTCTGTTCATCAAAAGGTAGTTCGTCTAATAATTTCTTTAGTGGACTATCTTCTGTAGGAACAGCGTCTATGTTGTTATCTTTAAGAAATTGTCTAGCTACGTTTAAATCTGCTGACTTAGCGTCAGGGTCTTTAACTCTCTTTAGTAGTTCAGTTGCTAGAACTTCATGTAATTCTTTTAATTTTTCACTCATTTATAATTCTCAATATTTTTTTAGCACCCATATAAATCTCTGTTTCTGCTTTTACTTGTTTGCAAATAAATCTTACATTTGCAGGGTTAACTTCTTTTTTTGCAATACGTGCTGACTTCATACAGCTCGATAGTTTGTCTTTATAAGTATGTTCGACTACTTCTCCTTTGAGGACTAATATTAATGCAAATACAGTTTCAATCATTAATGGTCACCATTAGAAAATTGTCTTTGTTTATCTTTTAATTTTTCTACATCTGTTTGTAGTTTTTCAATAATACCTTGTTGAAACTCAATAAGAATATTTTGTTCTTGGTCATTTGCAGACATACCCATTTCACCTCTTGGATATTTAATAGAAAACTCAACTACACTTTCTAAATCTTTTTCAATCATCATTAGTTTTGTTGAATGATTATTTAATTTTTCTGTAACACCGAAATAAGCCCATACACCAATAGCAACTGCACCAATGATACTTATTAAGTTTTTCATTGGCATACTAATTGAAGTATTTTCTGAAACTTTCATATTATTCTATTGGAAAGTCCATTCTGTTATCTGGGGACTTTACGTTAATAACTTTACCTTTGTTAATTCCTTTTTTAATTTTGTAACCTTGAGTACCGTTAGCACCAATATTGACTTCTTTTCTTAAATATTTAAAGATATTTTTTTCTTTGAGTTCTTTTTCAATTTTCTTTTTGAAAGTTTCCAAAAGTTTTATATCTCTCATTAACTTTTGAAATATTTATTATTTTTATTTAATTTCTTTTTCTTTTTAGGACAATCGTGTTTTTCACAATGAGAAAAATCCATATTAAAACAATCATCAATTTTAGCTATTACTCCGTCCCAAAAGGCGAAGAATTTATAGATAAGTTTATCAATCATATTTGTTTTCCTACTTCTTTACATTCGAATTTAATTACTATTTTTTGTTCCTCAAAATCAGGAATATCCCACTCAGGTAATTCTTTTAAATTTCTAAAAGTTTGTTGTGCAATCGCATAACCTGCGTTGACACAATCATAATGTGAGTTGAATTGGTAACCTGAGATAGAACTAGATGGGCATTGTCCAGTTGTCATACTGCACATATACAAAGCTAATAAATATTTCACTTAAACTGAAATATACCTATTATTGTTGCTACTATTGTTCCTAAGAATACGATTACTTTAACCATACCTTTTCCAGTAGATACATCTGTTCTTAATGCTTTTACTTCTGTCTTTAATTCTTTTATTGCTTCTTGAAGTGCCTTCATTCTTTCAGCACATAGTTTTTCGTGAGATGAAAGCCTAACCCCAGTAGCTACATCAGCATACTGTTTTGAGGTTAGTTTTTTAGGCATTATTCTTTAGGATTATCTGCCTTTACTTGTGCTATTCTAGTTTTCCAAACATCAATTCCATTGTCATATATTTCTTCAAGTTGACTTTCCCAAGTTCCATAGGATTGTTTTCTTGTAGCAATTATTTCATTATTATTTTCAATTTTGGTAGCTTCTGTTTCGTATGAAGCTAATTGTTCAGTTGTAGGCTTTGCTAATCCATCTACATTAAAAGTACGAATATAATCTCCATTACCATCACTATCGTTTTGTAAAATAATGTTTTCTTGTTCAGCTTCCCAAGTTTTTGAGTTACTTTTTAAATATAATTCTAATTTAGTTTTTAAGTCTGCCATAATTTTCCCTATTCTATTAATTTGTATCCGCTAAATTTTCCATAAGCCGAACCACCTGACCCACTATTAAAAACAGTAAAATAATATGCTTCTAGATAATCTCCTGCTGATACATCAATTATACCAGACCACATTATCCAATGGTTTCTAAATAGAGATATTGCATGGTGTGAAGCATTATAGGCATTACCTTTACTGTTACCATTATGATAAGGAACTACTTGAGAACCAGTACCCTGTACGCTTGTGTTGTATGGTTGAGTAGCTATACTTACCCAGTACTTACCACCTTGTCCAGACGGACAAGTCCAACGAAAATTACTGTTATCATAAGCACTACCATCGCTGTCAAATATTTTTGTTGCTTCCATTTTTGTAAATGTGCCTGACGAACTGCCTTGACCACTTGCATGACCATAAGCATACCAATAAGGTGTGTTAACTCCACCTGCGGGAACAGCAAACGAGCCATCTCCTCTTAAAAATGTAGAAGATGAAGCTGTACCAGAACCTAATCTAGCAGTTGCAACTGTACCTGAAGTTAAATGACTTGCTGAAAGATTTGTTAAATCTACATTACTGTTTAATGCTGTTGCAGGTAATCTAGCGTCAGGAAAAGTTCCTGCACCAATTTTACTAGCGTTTAAACTAGGTATTTCAGCTTCAACTAAAGAAATTCTAGCGTTATCTATAGTTCCTGTAGTTAAAGCACTTGCGTCATTTGAAGCAGGTACATTATCTAAAGCACCAGAAACTACGTCTCCGTTACCATCTAATAAGTCAGCTATATTTCTTGCTTTTGTCATTTATCTTATTTCCTATTAATTATTGTGAATTTTGTAGGCTAGATATTTCTACCTAGCCTTTAAGTTTATAAAACTATCGTGTTAGCTTCATCTTCAGTTAATGCTTCTCCTGCAATTAACTTTGCTTTAGCACTAGTTTTAACATCTT